CACAGCGCCATGGCTGATGTGAAGGCGTGCATGGCCGTCTATTTCGCCATCAAGGACATGACGCCATGAAAATCACCGCCATCCAAGCCAAGAATTTCATCGGCGCCGTCGACGTCGACATCCGCCTGACGCGACCTGTCACGCTCATCTGTGGGCGCAACCACAGCGGCAAGAGCAGTATCGCCGAAGCGGTTCGCATGGCGCTCACCGGCGATGCGTCGCGCGTCAGCATGAAGAAGGATTACCCGGCCCTCATCACCGAAGGCCAGACCGTTGGCTATGTCGTGGTCGATCACGACAGGGGCCGCAGCGCTATCACCGTGCCGAACGGCGCCCACGAACACACCGACGAGCGACCGCCGGCCATCCTGCCCTACGTCCTCGACGCACAGCGCTTTAGCAGCCTTCCGGCCAACGAGCGCCGCACGTTCCTCTTCGGCCTGATGGGCCTGCGCACAGACGGAGACGCCGTCACGCAACGCCTGCTCGACAAGGGCTGCGACCATGAGATGGTCAAGATGATCTCCCCGCACCTGCGGGCCGGCTTCGACGCCGCGCACAAGGAGGCGCAGGCCAAGGCACGTGACAACAAGGCCTCATGGCGCACTGTCACCGGAGAAACCTACGGCAGCGTCAAGGCCTCGTCATGGGTGGCGCCGAAGCCAGGATTCAATCCCGAGAATCTGAAGGCCCGCCGAGCCGAGGTTGATACGCTGGCGCAGAAGATCGAAGACGGCGTGCGCCAGATCGGCGACATGCAGGGCCGGGCCAAGGCGCAGGCAGATCAAGGCGCGCGGCTGTCAGGGCTTCGCGAGAGCGCCGGCAAGTTCGCCCGCATCGAGGCCAAGCTGCGCCATGACGAGTCGGCACTGAAGGAGTTGCAGGACAAAGTCGACGCCGAGATGAGCAAGGGAGGCAAGCAGCTTCCGACCGAGCCAACCTACAAATGCCCGGCATGCTCCGCTCTGCTGCGGCACGACCACGCCAACGGCGCGCTGATCGAATTCACGCCGCCGCCAGTCGTCGACTCCCCGGCCGATCCCGGAAAGCTCGCCGAGTATCAGAGTGCTCGCGACTTGCTCGCCAGATCGGTCGCGAACGACAAGCGCGACCTGGCAGACGCCGACGCAGCAGCAAAAGCCCTGGCCGAGATCGACGACCAGAAATCCGCCCCGGCGCCAACGACCGAGGAAATCGCCGCCGCCCGGGCGAAGGTCGACGAGGCGAAGAAGTCGCGCGTGGCGCTGAAGGAAGCCATCAAGACGCTTGAAGACGACGAGCGAACAGCGCTGCTTGCCGACAGCCGCACTGACACCGCCCGCGCCTATCACGTCGACGTCACCAAGTGGGAGGCGGTAGCCGATGCCCTGGCGCCGAATGGGATACCTGGCGAGATGCTCGCCGATGCGCTTGGACCGATCAACCAGCGACTGGCGTCGTCGTCGCACATGACCGAGTGGCTGCGCGTCGACATCGATGCTGACATGACCATAACCGGAGGCGGCCGGCCCTACAACCTACTGTCAGAGTCAGAGAAGTGGCGCGCAGACGCGATGATTGCCGAAGCGATCAGCCACATATCAGGCGTCAAGCTGCTGGTCCTTGACCGCATGGATGTGCTCGACGTGACCGGCCGCGAAGACATCCTGTTCTGGCTTGATGGCCTTGCCGAAGATGGCGAGATCGAAACCGCACTGCTGTTCGCCACCCTCAAGGCGGTGCCGACCAAGTTGCCGGATACCGTCGGTGCGTTCTGGATCGAAAACGGCGTGATACGGAACCACCAGGCATGACCTACTCCAAGTTCATCCGAAACAAGATCGGCGTCGTCGCGTCCGCTGGCATTGACACGCCATTGCGCGGTTACGATTTGTTCCCGCACCAGCGGGACCTAACCGCATGGGCTCTGCGCCGCGGTCGAGCCGCAATTTTTGCCGACACCGGGCTGGGCAAGATGCGCATGGCCATCGCGTGGGCAGATGCCGTCACGGCGCACTCAGGTAGGCCGGTCATCATCCTGTGTCCGCTGGCCGTCGCTCAGCAGTTCGTTTCAGAGGCCCGGATTATGGGAACCAAAGTAACGCACTGCCGCGAAGCTCAAGACGTGGTGGCCGGCATCAACATTACCAACTACGACCGCATGCACAGGTTCAATATGTCGCAGTTCTCAGGCGTTGCTCTTGACGAGTCGAGCATCATCAAATCGCACGCCAGCCGCACGCTGGCGCTGCTCATAGCCGCATTCCGACACACGCCGTACAAGCTCTGCTGCACGGCGACGCCGAGCCCGAACGACTGGACGGAGTTGGGAACGCATGCGGAATTCCTCGGGGTGCGCAGCCGTGCTGAAATGCTGGCCGAATTCTTCGTCCACGACGGCGGGGATACAAGCGTTTGGCGGCTGAAGGGCCATGCCAGGCAAGTGTTCTGGCGGTGGGTTGCATCGTGGGGAGCCATGATTCGCAGCCCGGCGGATCTTGGCTACGACGCCAGAGCCTACGACCTCCCGCCGCTCAATATCCATCAGCACACGGTCGAAATCGAGCACAACTCTGCGCATGGCTTGTTCGCCATGGAAGCACAGACGCTCACCGAGCGCCGGCAGGCAAGGCGCGACAGCATGGCGCAGCGTGTCAAGGCGTGCGCAGATCTGGTCAATTCAGACAGCGCCCCGTGGATCGTCTGGTGTGACCTTAACGACGAAGGCGACATGCTCGAAAAAGCAATTCCAGGGTCTGTGCAAGTAGCCGGCTCCGACGATAACGACATCAAGGAGGCGAGAATGGTCGGGTTCTCGGCTGGACAACATCGCGTCCTCATCAGCAAGCAGAAGATCTGCGGATGGGGGCTGAATTTCCAGCACTGCGCCAATCAAGCATTCGTCGGCGTCAACGACAGCTACGAGGGCTTCTACCAGGCCATCCGCCGATCATGGCGATTCGGCCAAAAGCGCCCGGTTCATATCCATGTATTCGCCAGCAACCAGGATGGATCCGTCGTCGCCAACATCAAGCGCAAGCAGGATGCGGCGCAGGACATGGCAGCCAAGATGGCTTCTGAAACACTTGCCGCCGTCCGTGATTCGGTTCTTGGAGCGCGCAAGAACACAAACGAGTACGCCGCCGGCAATCGCGTATCCATCCCTGCATTCTTGGCGACATCAGCATGAGCCAGACCAGAACACAGAGCGCCGTTGAGTCGGCGGCAAATGTGGCGATCGGTTACACGGTATCGCTTATTGCCAACGCGGCGATACTGCCGGCCTTCGGCATCGCCATAAGCCTGTCCGACAACATGGCGATTGGCGCAATTTACACGGCAATCAGCATCGCCCGCAGCTATTGCGTGCGGCGCGCCTTCAACAGCATCCAATGGAGAAAATCGCATGAACTGCATTGACCAAGCATCCGGCGAAGGATGGACCATCATCAACGGCGATTGCGTCGAGACGCTCGCCGGGCTGCCGGCCAGATCGATTGATTACAGCATCTTCAGCCCGCCATTCGCCAGCCTGTACACGTACAGCAACAGCCCTAGAGACATGGGCAACTGCCGAACGACAGAAGAATTTTTCGAGCACTTCGGGTTCATGGTCCGTGAGCTGCTGCGCGTCATGAAACCCGGCCGGAACGTTTCGTTCCACTGCATGCAGTTCCCTGCGAGCAAGGAACGGGACGGCTACATCGGTCTGAAAGATTTCCGAGGCGACATGATCCGAGCGTTTCAGGCACAAGGGTTTATCTTCCACTCCGAAGTGGTCATCTGGAAAGATCCTGTCACTCAGATGCAGCGCACCAAGGCCATCGGGCTGCTGCACAAGTCGGTGCGCGATAATGCGTCGATGTGCCGGCAAGGTCTGCCGGACTACCTGATCACCGTGCGCGCACCAGGCCAGCAAGATGAGCGCGTGACGCATACGCCAGACAACTACCCGGTGAGCTACTGGCAGAAGATCGCAAGCCCTGTATGGATGGACATCAACCCATCAGACACGCTGCAGTATCAGTCTGCTCGCGAGCATGCCGACGAGAGGCACATCTGCCCGCTGCAGCTTGAGGTCATCAGGCGCGGCATCGAGCTATGGACCAACCCTGGCGATGTCGTTCTGTCCCCGTTCGCAGGAATCGGGAGCGAAGGGCATGTGGCGGTGCAGATGGGGAGGAAGTTCGTCGGCATCGAGCTGAAGTCAAGCTACTACCAACAGGCAGTTCGAAATCTTGAGAACGCTCTCCGGATGACCGGCGACTTGTTAGCGGAGCTTGAAAATGCAAGCTGAACCTCGATTCCTGACGAAAGCAGAAGATGCCTTGCTTCGCCTGCGCTACCCGAACACCAGCACGAAAGTACTGGCAGCCGAAATGGGTCTGACCACAGACCAAGTCTCGAACTACGCCAAGGGGAGAAAGCTCTACAAGTCGGATACGTACAAAGAGGCTGAGAAGGCCAAGACAATGGCCAGACTATCTGCCGACAAGCGAGCCGCGGCGCAGCGCAGGCTGGCCATGTCGGCAAAGGACACGGCTATCGCCATGCGCATCCAGGCAACCCCTGCCGGAGAATCCAGAAAGACAGCACACGGCACCGCCTACAGCAATGGTGTAGTCACCGTGCACGTGATGCGATGAAAAAGACAAGGGTCACTACCGGCCGCCGCCAATGGACCGCCGACGAGCACGCAGATCTGTGGCGCCTGAAGTGCGAAGGCGTTCAGCTATCGGAGATAGCAAGGCGTCTAGGTAGGGATCTGTCATCGTGCTTTGGTCGTCTTAAGAAAACAGACGACAGCGGCTCAGTACATGAGCACTCACAGACCGGGCGCGATGCGATGGACTCCAGGAATGGACGCCAGGGTTCTTGAGTTGCGAGAGGCCGGCATGACAAACAATCAAGTCGGCGAGATGATTGGCCTGCGAGGCACGCAGGTGGCGTCGCGCGTCCGCGAGCTTCGCGCATTGTCGGCGGCATCGTCGACGGGCAACTTAGAGTCAAGGTCAGCGTCCGATATTGCTCGCGGCCCGGCTGTTCGACGGTGCCTGATGTGCGGCCATGAGTTCGGATCGTCGAGCGCCAACAACCGGCGATGCGTTCCGTGCAACAGACGTGCCGAGAGTTTTGACAGCCCGTTCAACCCTGGAATTGTGGGGGTGATTTGATGACCAGAAGGAAACCATTTAGGCGGCGCCAACAAAATGGTGTCGATTATTTCAACTACAAAAGGAAAAACGATGTTTGACGAATAACCAGACGGAGACCAGCACGGAGAGTGCGTGGCGGAGATTGTTCGGCTAAATGACGATCTGGATCTTGAGCGCCGCAAGCGCGAGGCGTTTGAACTGCTCCTGCGCGAGATCGAACCAGAACTGAACGAGTGGGACTTCCCGATCACGCTTCAATATCGTGTCCGGGCTGCGCACGCCTTATCGCGCAGATCCCTTCGAGCGCATGGTTCGGCCCCAGGAGGTGAATGATGACCGAGACGCAAGAAACCGACTGCCTCAAATGCAACCCTTTCGAGGGCGACTTTGGCCGCCCAGGCGACAAGGTGCTGAAGGACAAGATTGTCACGGCGCGAAAGGGTGGAACCTGCGGCATGTGCCTGCAAGAGATTCAGCCAGGCGAGCGCGTAAGAACACTGGCTGCGACCTTTGACGGTGCCATGCGGAACTATCGCTGGTGCGAGAAGTGCTGCGAGGCGATGGCCGCAAGCTGGACAGACAACGGCGACGCTTGGACGGCAAGAGTGGCCCTGGCAAGGATGGGGCCGAACGCTAGCTTGAACGGCCCGCAACAGCGGGCAGGAGACGACCATGAGTGAGACAACGGCGCCCGCTGTTGCGGGTCCGCTCGAAGCGATAGTTAGGGAACGTGCTCCAAGCGCGCATGTGGCTTGGTGCCGCTATGTGACGAAGCACGAGAGGCCGACTCGAATTGTCCTGTGCGACAGCGACGCAGAGGGCGCGTTTCCGGTGTTTCGCCAGCCGCACGACGCCGAGTGCCAGAACGACCACTATGCGCGCAGTGTGTGTGAAGGCATGTGGGCTGACAAGTGCGACGACGTAATTGCACTGGTGGAGGCGCTGCGCGCCGTGTATTCGCTGGCCGGTGAGATGCCAGAGGTATGCCGGATCGTGCACGAGGCGATTGCAAAGCACGGCGGGCCTCACGTTGCCTAACGTGGAGTTCAGCGGGGATGCGCCGCTTCATGGCGCAGCCTCCGCTGGAACGCAGGGTTATGCCGCTGCGGCGGCGAGAAAGGAGAAGAAATGAAACTTTGGATACTGCGCCCCGTGGAGGGGTTGGACAAGAAAGACAACCCGTGGGAACCGTGGTACGACAAATCGTTCGGCTTTGTGGTGCGCGCCGAAACGGAAGACGAGGCCCGCGCACTCGCACACGCTGAAGCTGGCGATGAAAACCTAGGCGAGTTCCTTTCAACCAAAACGGCGGACACAAACCAGCCGTGGAAGGACGCGAAGTATTCAACCTGCACCGAACTGCTGGCAGAAGGCGAGGCTGGCGTAGTGATGAGTAATTTTGCTGCGGCATAACGCACTAGCTCAGGGGCGCGGCGATTAGCCGCGTCCCGCTGGAGCGATGGGTTATACGTATTTTGGAGAGGAAATGATTCATTACCACGGACTACCAATAACGCCTGCGACAGCAGCTTGCGCGGCCGTTGGGGGTGGGCACGCCTTTGTTTCCTTCCGGTACGCCGACCAACTCGGCTTGGCCCTTGAGATTTGCCAGAGTTTTGCAGTGGACAACGGCGCTTTCTCGGCATGGAAAAGCGGACAACCAATAACGGATTGGGGCGGCTACTACGCATGGGTTGATGAGATTTGTCGCGCCCCATCGTTTGACTTTGCAGTAATACCGGACGTGATTGATGGCGATGAACAAGCAAATGATGCCCTCGTTTCCGAATGGCCTTGGAAGGCAAGACATGCCCACATTGGCGCACCCGTTTGGCACATGCACGAATCAATTGGACGCCTACAAAGGCTTGCACATGCTTGGCCTCGGATATGCCTCGGTAGCAGCGGAGAGTTTGCCACTGTTGGAACAGACAAATGGTGGAACCGAATGGCCGAAGCCATGAACGCTGTGACGGGAAAAGATGGACTGCCGATCACGAAACTGCATGGCCTTCGGATGCTTAATCCAGAGGTTTTTACGCGGTTGCCGCTGAGTAGCGCAGACAGCACGAATATTGCTCAGAACATAGGCATTGATTCGGCCTGGCGCGGAACATACCCCCCGAAGGGAAAAGACGTTCGTGCGTTGGTGATGCGCGAACGGATTGAAGCGCAACAGAGTTTGCAACATTGGGAGCGGCAGGCCGTGCAAATGGTACTGACCGCATGAAGACGTATAACGTGATGTAGCAATCCTATTTGACGCAGAGCTTTGCGTCATTATTCTGTATGCATGTGCCTACGCGGCTGGATTTCGAACAGAAACAGGAAGCTAGAGCATGT